TAAAATCTTGCCCGCTTGCCCCCATCGTCTAGTGGCCCAGGACGCAGCCCTCTCAAGGCTGAAACCGGGGTTCAAACCCCCGTGGGGGCACAGTTACATAGGCAACATTTCAGCTGCCCCATAAAAAAACTCCCCTCGTAATAAGGGGAGTTTTTTATTTCTTTGGACAAGACTTCAATCTTAGCTTTTTTTATTGCGAATTATTTTTTCAAGCGCCTCCACGCGTCTGGCAAGAGCCTCTAAGGTGAGTTCCTCTTTATCTGCTACCTTCTTTGCAGTGATAATAACGCCATGTTTGGCGTCCTCGCGCGCCTCGATGTGGTTGCTCTCATGTCGAATACGCACGAGCTGTCTACGTTTGCGTTTCGCTGCCATTTCTTTCAGCCCTCCACTATGATTACACGCTGTGTTATTGGCGCTCTTGTAGTGCTCCCTGCGACTGTTACGTTATATATCGCGCCCGGGAACGCGTCTAAAGGCAACATCCCTACGCCCTTTGGGGTGCTCACCACAACTTCGGCACCATTCACGAACAGAACGACGGTTTCAGAATCTTCGTCCGTTCTAATAGGAACAAGCAAGATGGGATTCCCCTCGGCATCCTGATCTGGCGTTGGAGCGCCTATTGCGGCGATGACGTCGGTTTCGCCTTCCACGATAGAGCACTTTCCGTCGCTACACACCATGCTTCTGTAGGTGAATTTCATTTTTACCTCACTTGATGACCAAGTATAATGCGAACACAGAACCGGCCTTAAACACGGTGCCAGTTTGTGGTATCAGGACAATCTGCGATAGTGGCAATACAGCACTGACAACATAAGTTGCCGAACGCCAGCCGATTGCATTAGTGCCGATTTGTCCCTCCGCCGAAACGCGTAAGGGGTTACGCGCAGCAATCAGCATCGTTGAAATCCCCCAGTTGTTATTTGCCCCGCAATAAACACGGGGGTAATTCATCCCCGTATTCGTCCCCGTAGTAACACCAGACGACGTGGCGGAGAGATACCGTTCGGCCCAGTTAACATCTTCGCCTGCCACGGTTCCATCAGCGCCGACGAGTTTGGCGTTCATGAGGTCACGGCTGTTGCCGGTATAATCAGTCTGTGTGTACGCGTACACATAGTATGCGATCACATCTCGACCCTGCGGGATATCCATCACGACCTCTGCGACGTCTGCGCCGATAGTAACGGTGTATACGAGCACCATGCCAGCACCAGCCCCAGGAACCCATGCGCCGCCATCGAACAAAAGGGCGTCGAATATCTGCGCTCCGCTTGTCTCCAAATCGCTCGGCGGGTGCGTGTGCTCCGCCGCTGCAGCCCCGACCTGATCATAGGACACGCCGTGCGGGTTATTTGTGTCATCCAAATGCTCATCCAGCCCGCTCGTCCACACCCGCAAATCTGTAATGTCACCCGCGTCCAAACTCTGCGCATTCGCCGCAACATAGACCTCCGCCAACGGCAAATCCCAATTGTCGTTATCCCGCACCGGGGCAGGTGCCACAGGCGAAGCCGTGGCATCCCCGGTAATCACCATCCGCGTGAATCCCCCGCCACTCTTTGACCGCCGCAACACTACCAAGTCGATCCGCGGGTTCGTTGTATCCGGCGGCTGCAACGCCAGCGGCTTCTCGCTCTCCCGCCGCGTGTAAAAACCGCGCACCACAGCCACGCCTCCGGCCACATTCACTACCAACCCCGACGACGCCGGCGTCACCTCAAACTCGCCATAGATCCCCCGTTTCACTCCATCGGGCACCCCATGTATATTGGACTCCCATTCCTCCCATTGCTCCTCGTTGAGAATGTACGAATTCTGAAACGGATAATCCCAATCACTCACCACGCACCTCCTACGTTGTTTCGAGCAACCGCACGCGTTTGTCCAGCCCCAGCCCATCATCTAGCCATATCGGGCTGTTCAGACTCATGCTCTCTACCAGCGAAAGGCTCAACCGCCGTCCGCCCTTCTCGTCGTAATCCACCACCACTCCCTTCACAGCCAACGTATGCACACCGTCTGGCAAGCGCACAGGGAAAACGTCCCCAATTCGCCAATCCACCCGCCATCGCAACCCGGGTAAATCCTCGTTACTCAGTACCGCATCCGCTGCCCATCCTCCACCGCTCGCCGCCAATGCAGCATACGCCCGTTGCCGCAGTGAATCCTCTACCGAGAAACGTCCATCGTTCACAAAATCCTCTCGCCAGCCATACGCCTGAACCATCGCGCTGTCCTGCACCTGCACCAGCAACCGCTCTACCCCCTCTCCTGCACCTCCAGCCACCAGTGCCGTTGCCCGCGGCGTGCTGAACGACCATCCTACCTCACTTGCTGTACCCAATTGCTCGCTGATCTCCATCGGCTGCATCACAGCTTCCCTGATCATGAAGGCTCCATCATCGTCAAACGAAAACACCACCCCGCCCACTAACGCAATCTCCGCCAGCAAGTCGAGTAACCCATCAAAGCGTGCCCGCGCTTCCACCGTATCGCCCACTCCGGGGTCCTCCGGTAGCGTGAGCCACGCATACCCATACCGCCGCGCTGGTAGCGCCCCGTCGCCGACGTTGCTCGCCAGATAATGCAAAATCGCCGCCGAAGCCTGTCCCTCAAATACATCCTCAGCCTGAGCGCTCCAATCCCCGCTGGTCTCCGGCCACGCTCGCGCCTCAGCGAGCCGCCCTAATTCATCTACAACCATAAACGTAGCTGCTCGTTGGTACGCATCACCCGCTCCCCGCACCGAGTCCACAAACAACCTGTGCACCACCCGCCCTTCCTCGTCCACTGCATCGAACTGCGCCACAGCCGAAGGTGGCACATCCAGCCCGCCCACCGTGAGCATCCCCCGCCCAGGCGCATGTAACTCATAAACCACCCGCGCCTGAGCAACGGCAACTTCACCCATTCGCTCACCATCTACTACCGGGAACCACCGCACCATCTCACACCCCCACATACTCATAGGCGTACCACATCTCAACCGCCGTCTCCGCAGTGGGGTCAGTCACAATCACCCTGATATCGTTCCGCCCGCGCGCCAATGGCCACAACGCCCCGCTCACCTCACCCATCACTGAGTGCCCGCTCGCATCATATACCGCCCCTTCCCCAGGCCGTGTATGCACCCACAACTGTTCTCCATCTCCCAGCGCATGATTGATCAGCAGCGTTCGCCCCGTCGTCACATTGTGCAATTCCCAACGCCCACCGGGGCCCGTCAAACGCCACCGCGGCCAAGCTTCAGCCTCACCCGCATTCTCCACCGCCACCTCAGCCAACGTGCTCCCTGCCAGCACATAAAACGGGAACCCCATTGGATAGGCCAGTGGTCGCTCTCCAGCCGTAAAACGGCGGTATACCTCATCTGCACTCAAAAAGAACGGCCATACCAGGCGAAACATCAGCACGCCCTTATACGCCCCTGGCGTCTCCTTCATACTCTCCAGCCCACCCACATAATACGCTCGCCCCGTTCCTGTGCGGTTGCGCGTCACCGTCAGCGTTCCCTCCGGCGTCGCCAGTGCCAGCACCACATCAGCCCACGCCTCCTTCTCGATCACCACCGGTAGCGTCACCGTGCGCGCCTTCCAACGAAAACCGGTCACATACACCCCGGCTGCCTGCCCGCGCTTCACTTCGTCTACCTCCAACGGCGGCGCATCCAACCCACCTACGCCACGCACCACCGTCACGGGCAACCCGTCGCCCATCGTCAGCGTTACGCCCTGGTCGTTTGTCCAGATCACCTTCATCCCGGCAACTCCGTCACCCGCAGCATCCGCTGCGCATACAGCAAATTCGTCAGCGCTTCAGCGTCTAACCCTGCGGGTGCATGAATCACGATTTGCTCGCTACTCATGTTTTGTTGATTGAAAACCGTCTGCCCGGGCGAATACCGTCCCAGCGCCTCCAGCCCACGAGAGAATGCAGGCAATTCCCCTGTCGCCAACGAGCGCAAATGCTCTCGCAATCCCATAAACGTCATTTCTATTGGCGAGGGTGAATGCCTTTGAAAATCAGAGGGAACATGTAATAGCCCTAACGCCTCTGCCAATTTTTGAATGTTTTTCCAGAGGTCATGAGCATAACCATTCAAATAATCGAAAGTCTTTTTTAACCCTTGGAAAACCTTGTCCACACCCGGAATATTCTCCCGTGCCCACTCGAAAGCCTCCCGCAATTTTTCCCAACCCACGAGAAAATCTTCTTTGAGCGATTTTGCAAAGTCGCCAAACTTGGTTTTCAATGCATCCACGGCATTCGTTAGTTTGATTTCCATACTCTCCTGCACCTCGCCGAACCCACCAAGAAGCGCGCCCTTTACGCCATCCCACACCTGCCTGATAGTGGTCCACTTTTCAATGAACCAGCCTTCGAGCAAGTCCAACGCGGCGGGGAGAATAACAGTAAACCAAGCCCTGATAATAAACCAGCCAGCCTGCAGCCTGTCTATCACTGCTGCTGTTTTCTCTTGAATCCCGCCCCAATCCTCAACCCATGCTGCGGCCAACAGCCCAACAAGGGCAAGAATGAGCGTTACAGGGTTAGCCAACGCTGCGACCGCCCCAGCGATACCAACAATCGTAGACACAATTGCCGCGGCAGCCAGGGCAGCCCCAATCGCTCCAATCGCCGCGGCTATCGCTGGGCCATGCTCCTGAATAAACGGAATTACCGTATCGTTGATAAACGGCCCGACTGTCTGCCACAAATTGCTCAGCCACTCGCGTAAGCGTTGCACTGCAGCCACAATACCATCGAATACTGCCACAGCGCCGCTGCCGCCAACCCGCTCTAACGCGTCCCGAAAGCGGTCGCCCATCAGGCCGCCTTCCCGCAAACCATTGATTAGCTGCCTCAACCCATCCAGAAAGCCAAATATCCTGCTTCCCATCTCGTCACCGAAAACGGATGTCAAACTATCGTGTATCTCTGCGAACGACCGACTCCCGGTCACCAGATCACTGAACGCCGTCAGTACCGTTTCCACCTTCTCGGCTACGCCATCCAGCACAGGCACCAACAATCCCAGGGCGGCATTTACAAACGGCGCAACTGCATCGCCTACTTTTTGCAGGAACACTACTGCCCGTTGCTTTAATTGCTGCAGCTGAAATGCTACGCCAGCAATACCCTGCGTCTGCGCCCGGAATGCCTCGTCTGTTGCTCCGGCGGCATGTTGCATAGCCTCCAATTTCTCCGTGTACTGCTCGCTAAGCCCATCCGCGAGCGCCAGTGCCAGCGTTTGCCCCTCTATTTGACCGATGAAATCCTGCAATGGACGCCCGCTTTTTTCTGCCGCCTCCACAATGGCTTGCATCGCGCCGCCAAAGCCGAGCGATTGCAACATTGCTTGCCCACTTTCGTACCCGAGTTGTTTTATCAATTTCGCCGTAGCATCCGTTGGCGCCATCAGCGCCTGTAACGCGGCACGCATCTGGGTACTCACCTCAGCAGCGCTCCCCGTCACGCCTGTTGCTGTTGCCATCACTGCAAACAGATCTTGCATCGACAAGCCCATGCTCGCCGCCAATGGCGTCACTCTACCAATGCTGCTTGCAAGTTCCGGGAACGTTGTCTGACCAAGTTGCACTGTACGCATTGCCAGATCGGATACTTGCTGTACTGCCTCTGCGCTTGTGTCTCCATAGGCTTTCGTCACCGCACTTGTCAAATTAATGGCGTCTGTCGTCTGGGCCAACCCGGCTGTCGCCGCCTTCGCATTGATCGCCAGCACCTCCATGGTGTCATCCGTCGCCCCAAAAGCTGAAACCACTTGGTACAGACCGCCCGCCAGATCATCTGTCGTCTTCCCCATTTGTACCGACAGATTCTGCAACTCGCCCTTCCACGTACCGACGTGCGCCGCGGCCTCACTTCCCAGCGAGGCCACATTCGCCATAGCAGCGTTCAACTGGTTGCTCGCCTGCAGCGCCACACCAGCGCCTGCGGCCATCGCCGCCGTCACGCCGGCCACGCCCAGGGCTGTCCACTTCGCCACCTTCGCGATACCGCGCAGTCCCTTGGCGAAGGCCGCTTTCCCCATCTCTCCGGCGCGTTGTAGTTCCTTCGCAACTTGCCGTTTCACTGCCTTCAGCGTAACGGCCATTTCGCGCAGGTCAAGGACAACATCAATTACTGCTTCACCCAGATCCATCATTACGCCTCACAAAACGCACGCCAATACCTGCCGCCTGCAACACCGCAGGACGCACCACCCGTCCTCGCGGCGTCGCCTCGGCCAGGGGAGAAATCTCCCGCAGCAACCGCTCGGCTTCCTGTGGTTTACCCAATGCTGCGCTTACGCCCAACGCCACCGCCAGCACGAAGTCAGCGCGGGCCTCCTCGGCCAGTACACTCGCGGCTTTGTACTCCCGCGCCGACTTCAGTGCACCAGGCGGCACCCCAAGCCACAGGGCTGCCCGCGCCTCTATCGCCGCGAACGTGCGCGCGATGGCCGAGGCCTGGACGGCCCCGCTTCCTCTTTTGGGGGCAGGTCGTCCAAATACCGCGCCATCACGTCGCCATACCATTTCAGGAAACGCACCACCCGCATAAATGAGAGCGACGCAGGCAATTCTGGAGCCACCAAACGCGCCACGACACGCATTTCCTCGGCCAACGATTCCGAAAATGAGATCTCATCCTCATCAACGCCGCCGAGCGCGGCAAACCTGTCCATCACCTCCGGCGACAAATCCGCAGGGTGCGTCACAGGCACTCGCCGCCCGTCAACAACGACTTCCAAAGGCTCCACGCCTTCGTCTAAATTCAAAACTGGCACACCTCACCTCCTCTACTACTGGGCTTCAGCATCCTGATACTCCACCACGCCAAAGCGCATGGTGGGATCCGTTGCGGACAGGTCTTCCAGTGCATGGAACTCCACCGGAATCACCACCCCTTTATCTTTCTTGAACTCCTGGCCCACTTCCCCGCCGAAATAGCCGCGGGGAACATAATATTGGCCAGGATAGGGGCCGTAAGGGGAATCCCCCCGAAATAGAATGGCGAATTCAGCCACCTCGCCGCCGAGATACATCCCCATGGTGCGTGTACCGATTACCCCGGTTTGAGGCGGATTATCGTTCACCGTAGCGCCGCCGATTGCAACAGATAGATTCTCCAGCGTCGCCGCCAGCAGTTTGGTCGCCACGGTCAGGCTTTCGTCCGTGCGCGTAGCCTTGATAGGCCCCGTGCGCTGGTCACTCTTGTGCTCGGCAATGTCCTGCGACTTCGTCGCGGTCACACCGTCTTCAGTCTCGCCCAGATAAGTCCACTCGCTTCCGGGCTCTGCGGTCAAGTCAGGCTTTGCCGTTCCGGCTGGGGCCACATACAGTTTCCCCACGCCAACCAGAATCTCATAACTTTCCATCGTTACTCATCCTCCTTCAGAATGTCCACAAAGCCATCTTTCTCCAGGCTCTGAGCCAGCGCTTCCGGGACCTCAGCCACCGTGCCAGGGCCGCCAATGCCGCCCACACCCCGGAAGGGACGCACCCGCACCTTGACTGTACCCGCGCCCTGCTGGCCTTCCTGAGCGCTCTCTTGTCCCTCGCCTGCTTCGACAGACAAGATGGGCTGCTGTTCCTCAACAGCCTTGGTCTCGCGTTTCTTACCTTTCGCAGTTTTCGCCTTGTTCTCCAACTGCTTTTCATCCTTCATGGCAACACCTCCTCGGCATACATCATCGCCACCGGATACACACCCAGCGGCATCTTCAGAACCTCATCAAAATCAGGGAACAGGCCAACATCCAGCAGGAAAAAGTAAACCAGCGCCCTTCCTGCATCTGTTGCCACCTCAAAGCGCTCCCTGCGCTCCATCTGGCGCAGCGTCAGCGCCAATTGCGCCACCTCTGCATCCGTCGCGGCATACAGCCTCACCTCGGCCCGGCATCGTCCTGCCCCGGGAATCTCGCGCCACTGCCGTTCCAGGGTCACGACCGCCGCGGGGCTACCCACCGGCCACTCATCGCCGTAATGGTGCCGCGTCGCCACACGGCCTTCCACCGCCGCGCCCAGCGCCCCCTGCGCCAGATACGCCACCATCACCGCCATCGGATCTACCTGCTGCGCCATTTGAAGCCATACTCCTGCATCAAGCGGGGCAAATCGTCCCGCATCGTCTCATGGAGCCCGATCTGCATGAACGCATATCCCGGAAACGACTGGTGCCCAAATTCCACATAGGGCGCATAGTCTACATACGTCCCTGCGCGCACCGTGATCACCAACCCCTCGGCCTTGGGCTTCTCACTGCGAATATCCCGCCGCAGCGCCCCTGTCTTCACGCCGCGCCCCTTCCGCAACTGCCGTTTGGCATTGCGCTCTACGGCCGCACCGAGGGCTGCAGCCATATCCACCGCCACGCTGCGCACCATCTGCCGCGCCGCATCCCCGCGCCACTTCCGCCACACGCTGCTCATCCCACCGCCTCCACCAGCGCGGTCACGTGATGTTGCGTTTTCGCCCGTCGGGGCAGCACGCCCACCACCTCATAACGCAGCGTCTGTACTGCCCCGTCTGCCGTCACTGTTACACGGTCGCCCGTGCGCACCGCTGTTCCCGCAGGCAACAGCAGCCGATACTTCCCCGCCGCCGTCACCCCCGCTGCCACGTCTTGCACATCGCGCATCTGGCGGCTGATCACGCGACAGGGCACGGCCTCGCCGTCCACCCACGCATAAACCGGGTTCCCGTGGGCATCTTTCTCGCCCGTCGGCGTCCTGCGCCCAATTACGCAAGTGTGAATCAGGTGACTTCGCAAACTCATCGCGCCCTACCCCGCCGTGGCAAACGTTAGCCGCCGTAGAATCTTCCGGCGCTCCCTTTCCCAGTCAGGGGCGGTGAAACTGTACTCCCCGCCCACCGATTCCTGAAACAGCGCCGTGCGCTCCACATCCAGCCGCACCAAGTCAATCACGACCTGCTTCCAGCGAGCGCGGTCGTCCACCGGCACAAACGCCACCACTACTCGTGGCTCCCACAGCGCGCCATAGCGTTCCAACAGCCCCTCGTCCAGCCAGGCCACATACTCGCTGTCCTCCAGCGCGCGCCCCGTATCGTCTGGCGTTAGGTAAACCGTCACCTGCACCACCCGCGAAGCCGCCCGCGGCAGCGCCAGAAACTTCCCGCCGCCCGACAACGTCACCTCAATGCTCGTGTCAGCGTCCACATAAGCCGCGCCAATGAGCGCCGCAATCTCCGCTTCAATGCGGTCAATCACCGTCTTCAGCGCCTCATCGCTTAGTCCGCTCGCCGCTGGCACAAGCGCCCGCACGTCGTCCACCGAAGTTACACTCACCGTCTCGCGCCTCCTCCCCTTCCGGGCGGCCCCCGCAACGCAGAGGCCGCCCTCCAAAGGAGAAAGGTGAAGCAAGCGCCGGGCTACGCCTGGCTGCCTACTACCGTCCATGCCGGGCTATCTTGCGTGCCCGTGTTGATGTAAAGCACCCCGTTAGCCGTGTCAATCAGCAGCGCACCTTTCATCGCTGTACCGGCCATTGTCGTGCCATCCGTCGGCGCACCGTCGTGCAAATACGGCCCGTAGCCTGGAATCTGCGTACCGCCTTGAATGATGCCCATATCACTACTCCTTGGTTACACAGACTACACACCAGTCACCGTACAGAACGCGCTCGCGCGGTAAATCGCCAGCGCCACACGCTCGTCTGCACGGATGGCCTGCTTCCCGTTGATGAAGAAATCCGCGTGGCTGTCCGAAACCTTGATCGTCACCCCGCGCTTGCGGAACAATTCCGCATACAGAGCGAAGTCGCCCAACAGCGCCGTGTCTTCCGGCATCGCCGTGGTGATCACCGCGGGTAGGCCCCACACGCTTTCCGGGCCCCGCTCGCTCGGATTGCCCCAGATATACAGCCCGTCAGTCGTCCGCATCAGGCGGATATCCTGCCAGTCGTTCGGATGAATCACCAACGCCGTTGGCTCTGCAAAGCCACCCGCGCGCACCAAGGTCATCGCCTTGTAGATCGCGTCCGGCACAGGGTCACTGCCCACCGCCTGCGCTTGCACTCCAGGCTTACTCAGGAAACCAGTCAAATTCGGCGCAGTGCCGTTGCCAGTCAACAACTGATCTTCCTCGGCCAATCGCAGCATCAACAGCAGCCGGTTGTCAATCAGCGCCTGTACCTGCGCCACATCCTCCATCTGCTCATCGGTGACCGGCAAAAAGGTGGAAATCTTCCGCACCGTCTCGCTGCGCTCGGTATAAGCCAGCGCGCTTTCGGGGTACGCGCCGCCCTCTGCCGTCGGCGCCGCCGCGTTTGTGAAGGTTGTTTCTTCCATGTAAACGATGGCGCTCTGGTCGGTCGTGGTCTGCGGAATCAGGTCAGCCACCATCGGGCGGCGCACCGCATACCCCACCACGCGCCCCGTGCGGGTCGTCTCCGGCGGAAAGCCCGCGGTCGTGGTCATTGTCGCCTTCGCCATCAGCGCCTTCAAATCCACCTCAGGCAGGTCAACCAGAATATCCCGCCCGCGCCCGCGTTTGGCGTACGCCGGATGCTTCACGAACAGCTCGCCCAGGCTCAGCGGGCGCTCGTTTCCCTTGACCTCGCCGCCGGGCAGCGGCAGGTTCAGCGCCGCGCGCTGGCCCTCCTTGATCTCCCGCACCAGCGCCTGATAGGTGCTGTCCACCTGCTTGGCTTCTTCCAGCCGCTTCCGCAGGTCGTCCAGTTCCTCGTTCAGGCTGCGCACCTGCTCAATCTGCTCCGGCGTCATCTGGAAGCCGTCGTCGGTCTTCGTCTTGTCGAAGATTTCCATCAGCGCATCGCGCTTGGCGTTCAATTCCTCTTGAATCGCCTTCACACTCAACTTGGTCGTCATAGCCTTATCCTCCGTTCAAAAGTGCCAAAGTCTGCTGAAATCGTACAAACTCGGCCAGCGCCTCGCGTGGGTCGGCGGACGGCTCGGTCTCCTGCAAAATTACCGTCAAATCCTCATGCAACTTGCGCAGCCGCGCCCGCACCGGCTCACTCAGCGCCCGGCCTTCCTGCTCGCGGAAGGACTTCCTGTCCCTCACACGCACCAAAAATTCCTCCACTGCGGACACCACAGCCTCGGAATGCTCCGAAAAGGTCAAACCGGCCCCCGGAATGACCCCTTTCACCCCTGCTGTTGCCGGGTTCATCCCCCAGTTCACATCCGAGATGTCAAACAACTTCATCTCGGTCAACACCCGCACCTTACGATCGCCGATATCTCGCATTTCATAATCGTACACCTCATACGCGTACGACATTTCGGTCACATCGCCCGCCAGAATGGCCTTCCAGACCCACTCCGCCAGCGGCACGCCCTCGTAATAGCGGCGCGTGACTTCCACGCCACCGGTGGCCTCCGGGGCCTTCTCCAGCACCTGCGGGGGCAGTTCTTCCCGCCCTACTTCGCGAATGCTTAAAATGCTGGCAATTGGCGGCTGCCAACTGTCGTGGTTCCACAAAAAGCGCACCCGTTTCTGGTCCAAATGTTTGCTGAAACTCCCTGGCACGCTCATGTCGCCGCCGTCGTCAATGTTCCCGTGCACAGCGAAAATGCCCGTCACCGTGCGCGTCGCCTCGTCAATGCTCTTGATATAGTGCTTCCCTCGCTTGCGTTCCACCGCTCGCCTCCTCATACTCGGTCTGCCCGCCGCGTCCCAAAATACGGCGCCGCGGCCCGCGTGCAATTCGGGTGCTCCAGGGGGTGCGCCTCGAAATAATCCACGCTCCACACCTGCCCATTCGCCACCTTGCACGCATCGTCATCGTCGTCATCGCCGTTGTCCAAAATCTCCACCTTCGTCACCCCGGCCTCGCGATACCGTTGCACCGCGGCCAGGTTCTGCGCTGTTCCCAACTCCGTGCGCGCAATCGCCCGCGCTCGATTGGTGTATGTTTCCGTCACCACATCTCGAATACCGCGCACCCCCGCCGCCGGATCGCCACGCACCAGGTCGTCCACGCTCCAACCCTGCGTTGCGCCATACTGCAGCACATCCCGCAGCGCCTGCAACGTCGTTTCGTGAATATCCTTCACCCGCGTTCCTGCCAATGCCAAAATCTTCGCCACCGTTGGGTCTTCCAGGTCAAACGCCACATGCACGCCCAGCGAAACATTCCACACTTCCCACGAAAGTTCCAGCACCTGCGCGTAATACTTCTTCAGCAGGTCTTCCAGCGCCCCGCCGTCAGCCGAGCGCAGCAACCCCTCCGCGTCTTCAGGCGCAATCCCCTTGCGTCCTTTGGGGCTTGCCGCTTCTCGCAGCGCCTTCTCCACCCCCTCACCCAGCGCCCGGAAATACCCCCGCAAACTCGCTTCCATCTTCGGAAGCAAACCGCGCCGAATCCGCCGCAATGCCGCCGCAGCATCCTGCGCAGCCTTCGTCTCGCGCTCGGCAGCCTTCCCCTCTGCCGTCTCGCCCTGCTGCCGCGCCGCTTCAGCCGCCAGTAGTTCCGGGTCTGCCGTCCGCAGCATCCCTCGCGGCACCCAAATGCTCGCCAGGTTCTCTTTGAAAACCTCATCCTCCGGCGTCACCTCATACCCCAACGCCCGCCGGTATTCAGCCCGCGTAATCCCGCCGCGATCGAACGCTCGTCCCAGCCGTTCCTCAATCGCATTCTGCGAATCCTGCAGCGCCCGCACCTCGCTCAAATCAAAACGGATGATCACATCATCCGCAAACCCAATCTCCCCCGCCAGGCTTTGCCGCATCTCGCTTGCAAACGAGCGCCACAGCGGCACCAACGTCTGCAATGCTAACGCTCGGTTCGCTTCCTCGAAATTGCTGTACGTGCTGTACTTCAATCCCACCATCGCCCCAACCACCGCCGGGTGAATGTGGAACCCCGCACAAATGGCCGCGTCCGGCCCGTCGGACAGCGAGTCATAAGCCAATTCCCGCAGGCTGTACCCCAACATCTCCGCCTTCATCCCATACTCCAAAAAAGCCGGCGTCCCACGGTTCGCCCCGCTATGGGCGTCCTTCCACTGCTTCCGCAAGCGGCGCACCTTCGCGTCATCCAGTTCCACATCCCCCTCGGCCAATGTCACCACCAGCGGCGGCACCGCATCGTTCTTCAAATACGAATACACAAAGTCACGAATCTCATTCGCCAGTCGCACATCACCTGCCGACGCCTCCAGCGCCCCCATCCCCCGCTCCGGGTGCAGCGGGTCCACTGCCCATTTCCAGTGTACAATCTCACTTTTGGGAATCGCCACTCCCACCAGCGTGTCGTGCCGCGCAATGCCCCACGGGTTCGCGTTCTCATGGCTGCGCAGTACATAATACGCCACCAGGCCCTCATTGGTGTTCCGCCCCGCTACCGGCGTCATCTGCCCGTCGTGCAGCGGCCATAGTGCCATCACTCGTCCCTCGCGGTCACGCTGCTTCCACAAATAGGAATTTCCACCCAACGCCGCATATGTGACCGCCGTCTGATACAGTTCCGCCTCCCCCATGTCGGGATTAGGGCGGTTCATCAGCCTCCGCAACGGGTGTCCTGCAATCTTCACTGGGCGCGGCATATTCTCCGGCATCTCCCACGCCCACAGTTCCGGCTCCGGGAAAGTCCACTGCAAAATCTGCAGGCACGCAAACACCGTCGCATTGCGCCGGTAAGCATCCTCTACCGTATCAGCAAAGCCGCCAAAGGGCACCGCCGCCACAAACCGTTGCCACGTGGCTGGCAGCGTCAACCCTTTCTGCTTTCGCCGCTTGAACATCCGCTCAAAAACACTCATAGAATCCTGCTCTCACGCCGCACTTTACCCTGTACCAGTTTCGCAAACGCCGAAGCCGCCGCGTCCACCTGGTCGTCGAACGTCCCGGCGGGGAAGGCCACATGCTCATCTATGAAATCCGCATTCCACGCCCCGCGCACCAAACGCACCACGCCCGCCGCGCACATCGAAGCCCACGGGCCGGCGCGCACTTCCTTGCTCCCTGTCACCGTCTCGAACTGCGCCCGCAATCCGGCTTCCGCGAACCTGCGGTTCGTCATCTGCGCACTGTCCACACCCGCGGTGCCCGGATCCTGCTGGTGCCACGTCTCTACCTTCGGGCCCGGCCGCAATGCATCTGTCTTCCCTACCTCTACCATCCACGCATCCCGTTCGGCTGCCGAAATCCGCCGCCGGGCCACATGCTCCACGTAATACAGCCCGTCCTTCGTCAGCGCCATCAGCACCCCAGAGGTGTAATCCTTCCCGCTCGTGCGCGTTCGGCCGCCGGCCTTGTCCCAATAGCGCACCCGCCGCACAATCGTCTCCGGTGCGGGCGGCTTCTCCACCACCACAAACCATTCCCGCTTGAAGAAATGCCCCTCCCGCGCATATGGACGTTGCTGATACAGCGCCGCCCATTCATACGGCCCAATGTTTGCCCGAATGCGCGCCAGATCGTCTTTGTCATACTTCTCCGGCCATAGCGCCTCGCCTTCCTTGCGCCCTAACGGGTCGCGTGTGTTTACCCACACGCCATCCCGCAGCCCCTTGGCCTGCTCATCGGCGCTCGCCTCGCCCTCCGCTAACGCAGGCAGACAAATTACCTCATACCGGTCTGCCGCCGGGTCTTCCGCCATCGCTTGCAGCAACCGCCCAGCCCAGTCGTCGGGGTGCCAGCGCGTCATCATGCCCACCACCGCCCCCCCTTGTTCCAACCGTGTGTAGGCCGTACTCTGCCACCACGCCCACACGCGGTCACGCGTCGCTGCGCTTTCCGCCTCATCGCGGTTCTTCAGCAGGTCATCCAGCACCAGTAAATGTGCGCCCTTGCCCGTAATCGCGCCGCCCACGCCTGCCGCCATCATTCCTCCGCGCCGACCGGCCAGCCCCCACGCCTGCGCCGACCGGCTTTCCTCGCTTAACTGCACCGGCGTTTCTACCGCGCTGTGCGTCCCGAACACCGCCTGATACCGTTCGCTTCGAATCAAATCCCGCACCGCACGGCTGTTCTCCGTTGCCAGGTCAGCCCCATAACTCACTAAAATCACCCGCATATCCGGGTTACGCCCCAGCGCCCAGGCCGGGAAAATCTTGCTCGCCAATTGCGTCTTGCCGTGGCGTGGTGGCATAAAGATCAACAGCCGCCCCGTGCCTTCCCGCCCGCCGGTTTCCACATAGCGCATCACCCGCTCCAGCGCCGCTGCAATCAGGCGATGGTGCGCCGCGGCCCGATACCATGGCAGCGTATACGTCGCAAAATCCATCAGTCGCCGCCGCGCCAGTTCCCTCGCTGCCACCTCGGCCTGCGCCATCGCCGGGTCAATCCTCGGCATTATTGCCCTCCAGCCGCCGCCGCGCCGCGGCCATGATCGCCCGCAACTCATCTTCCGGCATCGCGCTGATATCGTCGGCGCCCAGCCCGCGGCGCTTCAACTCCGCCACTAACTTGTTCACCGGAATGTAATCGCCCGTCATCTCCAGATACAACTTTCGGTCTGCCGCGTGTCGGTAACTCGGATTGCTCGCGCTCGTCTTCAGCGCCGCAATCACATCCGCCCGCGCATCCAACAGCGCCTCAGCCTGCAAATCGGCAATCACCTGGTCAATCTCCGGGTACTTCCTCCGCCACTCGGCAATCCGGCGGTCGCTTGCCAGCCCCAACACCTTGGTCGCAAGCTCTTCCTGCGTCCGCGGCCAGCGCCCCTTCCGCGGCGTGCTCGCCCAGGCCACATAGGCGGCAATTCGCCATCGCCAGCCCGCCTGAATCAACCGGTGATACGTCTCTACCCAGCCGCTGTGCAGCAACGCCTCACTGCTCTCCAGCGCCTTCCGCGCCGCCTCCTCGCGCGCCCGAATCTCGGCAAAACTCGGCGCCTTGCCACCCCCGCTTTCCTCCGCATCGGCGAACACCTCGCCGAAGTCGGCGATCTCCGCCATGCTCAACTGCCGAAAACGCCGATACTCACCCATCGCACGGCCTCACTTCAGCCATCGTCAGCCCCAGCCGCACAGGAATCCACCGCTCCGGTGTCCCACGAAGGCGCAGCCAGATCTGCCCATTGACGTCCCAAAACATCTCTTGCCCTTCCACAGCCGTCCCTTGCGGCAAAAACCCCACCTGCTCGCTTTGCACATTGGGACGAGTATGTACCTCCACGCCCGGGAAACCTGTCACCCCGCCGCAAAACTTCGGCGCAGGTGCCAGTAGCGCTATCCACCGCAAAGGGTCTACAGCCCACACACCATCCACCCAAATCGCACGCAGTCCGGGCGCAAACGCCGCCCGCCGCGGGGCGCGCACCTCAAAATGCAAATACCCGCGCCGTCCCACATGGGCAATCACGCTGCCACCCTTGACTTCCTGTCCAGTCTCAGGAAACGGCGGTATCACGTGCCGATACACCGACCACCACTTGCCGTGCGTCAACACCACCACGCCATGCTCGTCGGCTTTGGCAACCTTCCCATCAGCAACGGCAAACACCGCCGCGCCGCGGCGGGCGTCTAAATCCACGCCCGTATGCAGCCCGCCACTGGCTGCATAACGCCGCCAGTCCACGAAGCCGAAAACCCGTGTTACGTGGCCCGTTGCCTCTACAGGGAAGGGAGGCTCATGCACCATCGCCCCAACGCTCCTCGAAAGTCTTAGCAAAATCTCGGTGCACGCGGTTCCTGTCCACCTTCCCGCTCACGCCAGGCCAGCGCCCAATACCATACTGCCATAGCGCCCAGCGCTCCCAGCCCAGAGGCAAACTCGGCGCAGCCGCCGTGGTGTAATGCGCCACCCACAGCGGATACTGCCGCGCCCAATCAGCCTCGCCGATGACGCTATTCCACACGTGCGCGCTGGTGTAAATCAGCGGCGCGCTCCCGCTCTTGTCGGCCAGATAGGCCAGGAAATCACGCACCCCCTTGGCTACGGTTGTGTTGGCCATCCCTTCCGGGAACCATTCAAAATCCAATGCCAGCAACTCGCCGGGCTGCGCCCCTACCACACGCCAGAAGGTCTTGGCCTGTGGCAGGCCTGGGACGTCCGGCTCATAAAAGTGATAAGCCGCCCGCCGCCAGCCAGCGAAACGCAGTCGCGCCCACCGCTCTCCAAAGCGGGCGTCCAAAATCCGCGTGCCCTGCGTGGCTTTCAGAATCACCATCCACGGGCGCACCGGCCCAAACCAAAAAGCATCGCTCAGCCGCCGCTGGTAATATGACATATCCAGCGCGTCCACAGGCAGCCAATCACTCTCCCCATCGCTGTTCTCGCCCACGGGACGGGTATAACCCGTGTGCAGCCAGCCATCCAGGGGTGACGCAATCCTCCCCCACACCCCCTGACGTTCGAGCACATCTACAACTGCGCCCTTCGGCAGCGCGCCCACACGCCGGCACGTCACCCCGGCGCACGACCGCACATTCAACCCTCGTTCCGCTGTCACTTCCACCTTCACGATGCCGCCTCCCGTTCATGCAGCGTCCGTACAACTTGTCCCATATATTCAATTACGCGTCCATCATGCGCCGCTAAACTCTCTTGCATCGCGCGTAACTCTTCTGCCATCCGGGCCAGGGCTTCATTGTTAGCCTGACGCTGTTCGTCCAAGAACTTGCGCCACACCTTATCACGCTCTCGCTGCTCCGTGTCCCATCGTTGCATCATCTCCATTTGGAATTTGTTTGTCTTGTCCAGCACCATTAACATGGACCAAACGAAGATGCCTACCAATGGGGCCTGGGTCAGCAGGCTCACCCACACCTCGTTCTGCATGGCTCACCCCTGCGTAACTTTCGGCGAGAGCAAATAGGTGGTTTGGTTAGCCACCGCGGCGGCGCCAAATGCCTTGACCGCGGCCACAAACCCGCTGCGGTCGCACGCCAACACCAGGCCGAAATCATGCCCGAAGCCGCTGCACACCACCGCCAGCACCAACGCCGTCGCCAGCGCCAAAAAGCCCAACATCACCAGGCGCTTGCGCGGCCCGTCCAGCGCGCCATACCATTGCTTTGCGCCAGGGACATACGAAAACACCAGCGAGAGCAATACGCCTGCCAACGAAGAAACGAACTCAGCCGTCACTATCCACCTCCTGCGCCTTTAACGCCAAAACGCCCGACAGCCGCCCTCCCGAAAATCGAGAAGGAACGACTGCCGGGCGCTCATCTCCGGCGTGCGGCCCCGCCATTTGCTGGGCCTGCTATCTTGTCACTTTTATTTTAGAACATCCGCGCGAATTTGTCAAGCACAGCTACCCAAATTTGTGCTCTTCCGGGACCTCCCGCCCATGCGACCCAAAATACACCTCCAAAAAACGCATCAGCGCATCCTGTCCCACCGACCACGACCTCACCGCGCCGCACACAGAACAGCGCACGTCCAGCGCAGCGCCGTCCACCACGGCGACCACGTCCACTTCTGCGGGAAGCGTCGCATGGGGGTCAATCGCTTCCCGATACAGCGCCAAACGTGTGATCCATCGCCCGTTCACCTTCTCACGCGACGCCTGCCCTAAGATATGCCCGTTGGGGCATTTCCAATCTTTACCCATTTCGCCTCCTTTCCTGTCACCACAACGAATCCGCGCGGCACCCACCGCACAGCAGTTACCACCATCAGCGCACCGCCAGGCAGCGTCACTACCGCATCCTCAGCTTCCAGCCCCCTCGGCAGGCGTTGCACCCAGCATATGATGCCTTTATCCCCCGTTGCCTCCTGATAAGCCGCCGCAGCATCTAACGCCGCCGCACTGATGCGCCCGCCCTTGCCGATCCACCACAACGCCCCCAGTCGCTC